CAAAAAACTTATCTAAAGCCTTTAATATTTTTTCATCGAGCAATTCTTGTTCTATTTCCGTTAATGCTTCTTTTGTCTTTTTTAGATTTTTGTTTACATCTTCAACACTTGTATTCCATTTTTCAAATCCAGGGGTATTTTTATCAATTGTAAATGTCAAGGCTTTGGTTTCTTCAATAATTACATTTAATTTATTTATTTGAGTAGCTATTTTTTTTAGCTCGGCCTCTTTTTTTGCAATGGAAGGATCCGGGCCAAGTAAATTATCTGTTTGTTCAAGGGCGGCAATCTCTTGCTGAAGTTTTCTTGCCTGTAAAACAAGACGGCCAATCTCAGTTTCAAACAATTTCATAACACCCACACCACCAAAAATAGCATCTTTCCAGCTTACCAAACCGGTTGACGCAAGACCGGCTGCCCCGGCAATGTCTGCAAATGCATTTATAAATGCTGGTGCATAGCTAATTACTTTGGCCATGGCTGCACCGGCCTCAAACATATTTCTTGCCATTTCTGCAAACTGATCTATAGCTTCAGGATTTGTCCTGATCCATTCGGTTGTGGACTGGACGATGTCACGCATGTATTCATTGTAATCATCAAATGTTCTTAAAAGTTCCTCTTCAATTGTTGAGTTTAAAACTTTGATATCATTGTCAAGAGAATCTCTCATTACGTCTGCAAGTTCTTGAGTGATCCCAGCACTCTCTTGCATTTTCTTATGCAATTTTTCATATAAAGGTATTTGGCTTGCTAAAACATCAGCCGTTTTAACCTGTCTCGCTCCAAAAACTTTACCAATTTTCGCTGCATCCCATTGCTCCTTTTTCATTAGCTTTAATAAATCAATAAATGTCATGCCTTCTATTCCGGCTGTCTTAATATACTGTGCGGATTTTAACATGATCATATTTAAGCCAGCCCCAGCCATTGACGCCTTTATACCACCACCAGCCAATGCACCTAACATGGCTGCTGTTTGCTCGACATTGTAACCCATTAGCTTCGCCATAGGTGCGGCATATCGCATTGACTCGCCAAGCATTTCAACCGTGGTATTTGATCCTGTACTCGCAACAATAAAAGCGTCATTAACTCTAGATAAATCTTCAACCTTCATTCCGAAAGCTGTCATTGTGTCTGTTGTTATATCAGTTGCCAAACTCAAATCAACCTGTGCTGCTGTGGCAAGGTCTAATGTCCCAGGTAACGCTGCAATACTTTGCTCGGCACTGAAGCCAGCAGCCGCCAAGAACTTTAATGCTCCAGCGGCCTGCGTGGCTGTATGTTCTGTTGTAGCCCCCATTTCACGGGCTATTTTATTGAGATTTTCAAGAGATTTACCTGTGGCACCTGACCATGCCTGGACGGTTTTCATGGTCGATTCAAATTCACGACCGAGTGATACTATTTTAGATGTGGCCATTGTTGTACCAGCGGCAAGTGCTGCAAAGGCTATTGTGGCAGCACCCATGGATATACTTCCAAGCTCATGATTCATCAAGACGGCTGTTTTTTTAGCCATCCCTTCAGCTTTTTTTAAATCAAGCGCAAGCTTCGTGGTCTTCGCACCAACACTGATATATATTCCGCCAAGCTTCATTTCTTACCCTTTTTAAGCTGCTTATCTTTCATGACCTCGCCCTTTGCTCCCTGCACTAGATCTAGGCAATAAAGCCGTTCATCTGACCCTATGCCCACCATGTCCATGATTTTGAATGCATCCAGATTTTCGATTGATCCAAACATACGCCAAAATACTTCGTATACAAGTCTGTTTTCGGGAAATAAATCTGGCAAGCATGTTGAACATGGTGGCTCCTCGTTGTACAATTTTTTATATGCTGCTCTGCATCCATGGCAATCTACTTCTCCAGCTCGGATACAGAACTCTTCAAGTTTTTTTTCTGGTCTTCCTGCTCCTGTTTAATATTAGCTGCAAGGGTTGCTTTAAATTCATTGACAAGCTCTGAAAAACCGTCTATTTCCTTATACGCCCTTTCGATATTTTCAGGGGTGCATTTCATCTTCTGGCCCTTGTCATCGAACATATTTTCCCAGCCAACAACAACAGATGTAAATGTTAATTTCCGGTCAAGTTTTGGGTCACTTTCCTGGGAAAACTTAGGCTCCATTTTTCCCTCTTTACCTTTTTGATAATCGACCTTTTGTTTGAAAACTTGGTCGAAAATATCTTGGGCTTCCCCTGGCAAAAGATGTTTGATTTTCAATCGTGATTTGTCCGGATCGTTTGGGACCGTAAACCAACGTTCTGTAACTTTTGAAATTCTCATTTTGTATGCTCCTTTTGTTTGCTCCGTTAAAATTAAGGGCGGGGGGAGTGGAGCAACTCCCGCCCGGACAATCCGGCCCGCCCAATGTGTTAGATTAATCTCATTGCGCCTTCAATTTTTCCGTCAAATGAAATAGTTGCAAGGCCACTCTTGTCGGTGCTTGGCATAGGCTCTGTCATGATTTTGATATGACTGATCATTGTTTCAGCAGGCAACCCGCCACCGGCACCTGTTGTGTTGTTAGGCGTATAATAACTGGTATCATCAACCCAGAACCTAAGATCAGTAATGTCAGATTTTAGCCAGTATGCATCCCTGATTTTATCCTGGCCGGTTGTATCGTCTTTTTTGTATTTCCCGGAAAAAGTTACGGTTCCGCCTGTCCTGACACCTCGTAACATTATGGTATCGTCATCACCGAAATCAGTATCGTCCAGTTCCGCGTATGATCCCCCAGAAATACCCCAGGTGCCTTGCCCCAGGATAATATTTGCCCCCAATGTGACCCTACAATCTATGCCTATTTTGCTTTCGAGTGCCATGATATCTGTCCTCCTATCTTTTTGTTATTAGGGGCTCCAGTCCTGCTTAACAAGTTTATATTTATTTCATTATTTTCTGGAATAATTTATATGTTCCCCAATCGATCGCCATGGTTGACAAGTGTTTTATATCAATCGAGCAGTCAACAATGATAGGGATATTTGCTTTTTTCAGCTCATCGCAAAAATTGATATCTTCTCCTATCGGCTGACCATGATCACCCACGGAAAACCTGAACCATTTTAAGGGTATCATGTCATTAAAAATTTTCATATCATAAAGGATACACCCTGTCCCGGTATAGTCCACTGGAAGATCCTCGTTAAAACTTCCATCCTCGTTTTTTATTTCATCGTCCGGCACCTGATATAATTTCCCAGGATCCCCCCTGAGCAATAACGGATCAAAAGGAGGGTACCGCCGATGGACACGAGCCCCGACAACAGGATTATCATGAGCCAACATTTTTTCGATCATTCCGGTTGTCTGGTAGATCTGGTCTGTGTCCATCATTAAAATATGTGTGCATCCTGACAGAAGGGCTTTCTGAACCAAATTATTTCGTGCTGCATCAATTTGACAGGGGAAGTCCGGCATTAAAACATCGAATGATATTGGCTTTCCATTTTTCACCAGGCTGCTCATATATTCCGTTATGACTTTGACAAAAGAAAAGAAGAATTGTCGGTAAACTGTTTCGTCCGTCAATGGCACGGCTATTGCGAGCTTGATTCCATATCTTTCCTGCATCCGGGCACGTTTGCGCTGGCAGTATATCTTAAAATCATTTGTATCATGGCCATTGCCATACGCTTTTTTATATCCTGCATCATCCCGGGCCAATTTATTGACAGGATGCATATGCGTTATTTTTGATTTTTTAGCATATGCCCACCGGCCCAATTCATCAGCAACATCTTTTAATTCATTATCACACCAACAATGATGATATTCGGTAGAAAAGAAATTACCGTCAGGGATATGCTCAAGCATCTTTTTATGGGCCATCCAGTGTGCGAGTGGGTTACCGGTTTCAATTCTTATGTCAAGTGTATGTAATCCAACCACGCCCCATCCGTCAGGAAAACTTTCCATGGCGTCAATGGCGTGTTTTAAAAAGTCTCTTTCAGGGATGGTGTCATCTCCAAGAAACATGACAAGATCGTATTTGGCCTGTTTTGTAAGTATTTCTACCATTTTCGGGCATCCGATACCATCAACATCAACGGCAGATATTATTTCATAACTATCACACCCTGCATTTTTCCTGATAGCCTCAATACACCTTTCTGCGCTTTCTGGTCTTATGACCGGGATAATTATTGATACTTTTTGCTCCATCATTCTTGCTCCTTTTTCGGTGTGACCCACATTGAATCAAACCCGTTTATATATTGTGCTATTTTTGGCACTTGAGATTGATAGGGATTATTCGGCATATCTTCTATCATTCCGGGTATATAAGTTCTATTGTCTCCATGAGTGTGCATGTCAAACGAAATAAACCGAAATCCAGTACACCCAAATAATTTACCGATTTGAATTGAAAAAATCATTGAGTTTTCGTTCCCCGGCAATCCTAAAAGATCCCAATCAAAAACCACTCTTGGCTTGTATTCAGGAAAACAAAATAAAGATTCGTGTCTATGAACAAGGAGAGTTGCTTTTTTTGGCCTTGTCATTCCGCCACAGGTATCGCCACAATCTCCTGAATGCTCACAACTCGGGTTTAAATCCTGCTGACTCAAAGAAATACGCCGGTTCCCACCATCTTTCTGCATTGAATATACGTCATCAAAATTAAATTGCTCTACTGCTATTATGGCATGATTGATTGTTACTATTGGACCTGGGATAAAATGCTCAGTTTTTAAATATCTCAAAGACGGTCCCTTGCCGACAATATTTAATATTTGGCCTTTATATTTATTTTTCAGGGTTATCATTAGCTCCGAGCCTTTTCAAGTAAGACGTTATATTCAACTGAATACCCCTGTATTGGTGGGCTCTGTTCATAATCACCGTTAGGGTATATGTTCCCTCTCTGAAATTGTAAATGTCTCCATCCCGTCACTGTCAAGCTGCAATTATCGAACATAGTTTTAAGGCTTTCAAGTAGGTTCCCGGCCTCAATGCTTGAAGTATTTTGACTGAAAATGTTAAACTGTAATAAAAAATCTTCGCTTTCATCTGAAAAATCAAGGTCATTGCCATCAACTACGGAAAAATAAACGCAATATGGGAAGCTGGCACCCTGGCTGGCAAAATTGGGATACATCCGGCCTGACACATCGTTATAAAAACCGCTTCCGGTTGTGGCTGAAAAATGGTTATATATGGCTTGAAATAATAAATCCATTACCCTGCCTTTAACCAAGCATCTAAGCTGTCTTGATATACTTTTGTTGCCTTGTGTTTATTTTTCCTTGCCGCTGGCCTCATAAATGGATTTGCTGGTAAATTAATTTTTGGAAGTGATTTGTTTCCATACGGATGTATCCAAACATTTCCAAGTTCAAAAAAACTGGCATGATATTTGCCCCACCATTTTTTAGGCCCCTGACACCAAACCAAATACCCACCGTTTTTAAACAAGCTCTCATCAACATAAAATTGACTTAATAGGCCTTTATCTGTTGTGGTTTTGGCTTTTTGTTTCAGGATCTTTTTTGCATCTTCCATAACCATTTTAGCGACCTTTTTAGATGCAGTATCAAGGGCGATTTTGGAAGCGTTTAAAACTTGGCCACCATACCATTCAATTTCAAAAGTCATCAGATATCCTCCTGGACCAAAAAATCTAAAGTCTTATTTTTTTCATCAGAATTAATCGGCGCTCCCCGAATATTAAAAATCCTTGATCCAAATAAAATCCTATTTGCTGAAGTTATCCCGGCCCGGTATCGGATCCGGATCTTATTTGTTATCACTGATTCAAGTTTCATGGCGTCAAGTTGTTCTTTTGATGATAACGGCCAGATCGCTGCTGGCACACTTCCCATACCGGTTACATCGCTAAATACTGTGCTGAAGCCTCCCCTACCGTCTGGCGTCTGCACACTTTCTTGTATCGATACTCTGTGTCTTAAACTGCCCGCCCTCATCCTCTAATCCATTTCATAAATTTATAAAACATCCTAAGCAATTGACATAAAATCAAAACTATAGAAAATAATATCAAAATTTCATTTCCACAATCGTGAAGGAATCCAACCATTATCCCAAAAATACCGGATGGTACGGCAGCATTGTCTACCATTTTAGTCATTTTCAACGATCCCTCCAAATAATTTGCATGGGAACAACAAGGCTTCCCAGGTTTTAAGTGTAAAATGATTTGGTATATAGACTTCCGTTTCCCGGTTCTCAAAGAAATCAGATATATCAAGTTTTATGGCATGTCTGATTATTTCTGGTACTGCAAGACCAACACATGTCCACACTCCTTCTGTTACTCCTGTTCCATCCGCTACAGTCCCACCGATGGTTAATGGCCATGTGGGAGCCGTGGTAAGGCTTGTCAATTCTGTTGTGCATTTATAAACAAGTCTGTTTTCTGTGGCTGGCAGGACAAGGGCATTCTCTGCGTATGCCGTTTCTTTGATCCATGTGGACCCGATATAATACCCACAAACAAACTCTATTTTAATCGGGTTTGAAGGATAAAGGGTTACTGTTGGCCATGACTCCTCATATCCAAGTTCAATGAGCCCGGGTTCGCTGTTTGTATCCACGATGTAATCATCGCTTGAAAAGGTCGATTCGTCACCGTCAGAATCTTTATATTTTATACTTGTCACGGATTGAAGGCGCCCGAAAGGAAGCCGGATAGATGACCCATAAGGCCAACCGTCCATATAATACTTCCATGTTTGGGTAACCAGACGCCTATGCAAATACTGTTCCGCCCGTCCGGTTGCGGCCATGATCAGACTTTTGACGTATGTGTCATGTGCCGTATCATCATCGTCAATCTCACATTGCTTTTTTGCCTCTGTGAGTGAGACCGGATATTGGGCTGGTAATGTGACAAGTTCGGTTATCATTTAAACTCCTATGATACACATGGAATATGATCATGCCAGGTTAATATTAATTGGATCACATTTGCACTTGTTCCGTTTGTGTACTGCCAAAAATAATTTGACGACGGTTTTAAAATAAGTTCAGCGCTTGTGTCTCGATTTATAGACGATCCTCTTGCAGTTGACAGTATGGCATTTAAAATGGTTGTTCCCCCGGTTGGCGTGATAGGGCTTACTCCTGTCATACCTTTTATACATGTTGTGATTGATGGGTTCGTGCTGGCTTTGACTCTGTTATGATTCAATGGGGTAACAGTGGCGCCACCTGCAAAGCTCGTAACATCTTCTTTTAATGTAAAAACACCATTTGCTGTGGCTGTAAATTCCCAGGACATATGTATTTCTTTCCCGGCATTAGGGATGGACATTCCGAATCCAGCGACATTGCCATTTGCCAGGGTATAATTAAGCCCAGATCTAAAATAATGGCCCTCATGAACTGCGATATCGTTATGTTCTGACGTCAAAAGACCACATGTTGATGGATCTGCTATAATAGGATGATAATTATCTGTTGATGTTTTACCAAACACAGCTTTAAAAAATCTTGGCGTTATTTTTGAATCAAATTTCATGGATCACCTTTTAAGGCCGGTTTTACCCGGCCAATAGTTTTATTCGTCCAATTCTTGCCAAAGAATAGCACCCTTTGCACCGACTGCAACACCAATGGTAAAGTTTGCGATGATTGCGAAAGCACCAGGTGGAAGTGATACAAGTCCGTCAATTCTGATAAGCCCGGGAGCTGCTGACGTTGATAATGCCGCCGATGTATGGCCGGTCATGATAGGGAATGTATAGGTGGGAGCTACTGGCAGGGTGGCTCCGGTATAGACTTTTCCAACACCAACCGCCGCACCGACTTTCAAGTTCCTTGCTACTCCAATAACGCCAAGGATCACATCTGTGCTGGCATGATATCCTGTTGCAATCCAAGCGTCTGCAATGCCTGTGGGAGCGACGACCTCAGAATATCCGGCAGCCAAGAGACTAAGAATTTTTCCTGATCCAATGGGATTTGCAATACACAAGCCAGTATTGGTCGTTGCAAGGCCAACCGTCCAGACTGTTCCGGTTTGGTTAGCACCCGAGAAGCACTTTCCATCTTTTACGGCTTCGGCAAAAGCCCCGGCCATAACCAGTTGACGTTTACTGTCAATTAATGGAGCCCGTCCGACCCCGTCTGCATCTTGTCCGTACATAAATCACCTCATATTTTAATTTGCGTTAAAAGCATAAATCAGGCTCAGATCATCCTCCCACATACCATCATGGAAAATCTGTTTTTCTCCAGTATCAATGGCATGAAAGGTTGATCCTTCAGGGGGGCTTTCAGGTTTATCGTCGGATGATACCCCGTTGAATCTTTGGATATTGGTTTCAAGTTTAACAGTCATAATACCCCCTTAATATGCGGCCTCTACATAAGCGCCGGCAGACATGGGAACATAAAACAATGAATGAAAAACGACCCCGGTTGCAATATCCTGTGTGGTTGTAAGATGGCCAATAGTTGAAACAGCATTTTTATATCCAACAATTATTGGCTGACCAAGGCCCACCGGCTTATCTGCAACACCGGCACTACCTGTAACATTATGGTTTGATCCGGATACGGCGCCGCCGCCCCATGTTACCCTTTGGCCTTCTGTTAAGCCTGATATAGATGTACTGACAAGCCCCAGCTTAGTTGCTGCAATTGCACCGCCTGTGTGCAAAAGACAGGAATATGTATATTGAAACAATGCCGCACTTGCCTCTAACACTGTTACAACTTCCATAAATAAATTCATTAAAAGGATTGATCCATAGACGTTGAAATCTTCTACTTGTGCTTGATGAAGGTGTACTGCATCTGAAACGTCAACGTTTGGGGTGTCTACTCGCATTCCCAGGATGAGATCCGAGATTCTTGCTCGTGTTGATGGTGCATAGTTAGGCATTTGTCACCTCTCCTATTTTATAAGATTATTTTTTACTGCCTTTTCTCTTTTCATGGCCGATTTTGATGTGGCCGTTTCTTTTTTGGGTTTGTTGGCCTCTTTCAACTGCCTGGCAATTTCACCAGACATAAATTGTTTAAATCCGGGCCTGGTAATTATTGCGTCACAAACCTCTTTGATACCTGCTTGATCCATGGTTTACTCCTATTGTCACGGAGTTTCCCCCGTGACTGTTAGGCTGAAATTAATCAACAATATAATTGGAATCCTTGTATCTTGGCACAACATGAGCAACAACGCTCACAAAATCCGTGGCCTGGCCTGAATTGTCAATCGTAACACCAAGGACGTCAAACCCATTTTCAATATCAAAACCGGCAGGATCAATCTGCATTACGACAATCATATTTTTTGCGGTTGCGGGCAAATCGTAAGTGATGGCATCGGTTCTCCTGGTCAATACACTTGTAAGGCTGATATCGGTGTTTGAAAAAATTGGCAGCATGTTTGTGATTGCCTTTGAATCAGATCCATCAACCGCCGTACACTGAACAGGATCGATCCCGGTTGCATCTGCTTGAGCCTGCGTAAAAATAAGCTCAAGGTAAACCATGTGGGCCAGCTTGAGGCTGATATAGTCGGTCGTCACGCCGCCATTAGTGGTAACAGGTGCTGTTAAAACAACAGGCACCGCGTCTTCTGGAATTCTCGGATAAAGACCCATTATGGACCTCCTTTTTTATTTAAAAATTATCTTGCGGCCAAAAGGACAGTGGAGCTTGTGGAAGTCCCTTTATTCGGCGTTAATGGCGCTTTTTGTTTTGGCTGGCCATCAAAATGAGTGACAAATCGAACTGCTGTCTGATTATTCAGAAATTTAATATGACCGGAAATTGCAGTTTCAACACCACCGCGATCAACCGTTTTATACTGGCTCAAATCAGTCAGCATGATATCGCCAAGATCACCCAGCGTAGAAGCCTGTTCAATTGGAATTACAGGATAACCCCACAAAGTACCAATAACGCCAGGAGCGCCCGCAAAATTTGGCATGAAAGCGTTTGAAATTGCACCACCGGTACCAACGGATACAGTAAGGTTCAAAAGCTGGTCAAGAGTGTTCTGGTTTATAATCCAGACAACAGAATTGAGATTTTTCAAATGTATTCTGGTCAGCATCATGGTTATATTTCTGTGGGTAATAGTATCAGCATCCTGCCCGGATTGTTTTGCCTGGGAAACCTTATTCGGTGCATTGATCAAACCAAGAGCTTCACCAGAACCGGATCCACGAAAAACCATTTCTTGTTTTCTGAATGCAAGCTCCTCACCAAAAAGATTATTCATTTCAGATTGAAGCGCCGGCACATCCTGCTGGATTTCGTTTGACATAAAATATAACCCGGTCAATCGGTTTGGCTCCCATCTTGTTTTTTTCAAGACGGTTTTTGTGCTTTCAATTTCTGTCAATTCCTTGTCGTTATACCATCGTATACCACCACCACGGCTATCATCAACCCTGGAATCTTCATCAATTCCATATTGATCATAAAACATGCCGCCAATGGTCATGGAGTCAGTTCTGGACAATAAGGCATTGTTATTCCAGCCGTTTGTCATGAGGCTGATAACCGATTCTCCCTGAAGTAAGAACCCGCCATCCTCTCCAACAGCCTCGACCATTCCAACACCAGCGGCCCGGGTTTCTTGGGTTTCAAGCTCCCTTTTTCCGACTTGATCGAGTCTTGACCTGGCTTCTTCTGTGGGTTTGCCGTGTCCATTTTTTGCAACGATAATCATATCCCGGCATTGTTCGCCCAGGGGAAAACGGGATCTGTAAATGGGTTTATCTTCGATTTCTGTGGTTATTCCATCCTCTGTATCATCACCGCCTTCGGCAAAAAGGTTATCTTCTTCAAGTTTGGCCGCTCTATGCTCAGTGTCAATGTCTGTTCCAAGCTTTTCCATATCGTCCATAATGGTTGTAATCTCGGTGTCCTGCTCGGCTGTTCTGGTTTCCAAGTCTCTCAACTCTTTGAGCTTTGCCAGTTTTTCACGATAAGCTTTTTGCAGCTTTTGTAATTTAGTCATATTTTCAGACCTCCTGCTGTTCTTCCTTCAATTAATTTGTCAATCTTATCGTTCTGCTCTTTGTCAATTGCACGGGTTGCCGCGTCTGTTGCCTCTGTTGAGAGGTCTTTTTTTATATTGTCCAATGATCGTAAGGCAACTTCTGTATCAGGATAAGCCGGAAATGTCACAGGTGAAACGTCAAAAAGCTCGTTTACCTCTGTAATCGTCCGTATTGGCGTCTCCTTGTCCATATCCTTCCATTCATCAGTTTTTATATTAAATCCAAAAGATTGCTGTGTTATGTCTCCGCGCTCAATAGGTGTCAAAACCATATCTCTGACAAGTTGCGTATCGGGTGGCGTGACAGACATAAACAGCCCTTTTTTATCTTCTTTGAGTTCAAGGGTCCCGGCTGATTTTCTGCCCAGGATAATATTTGAGTCATGGTTGAACAATGCCCGGACATCTGACGTTTTTAAAGCCTTTTTAAAGGCCCCTGGCGCAATACGTTCAATAAAGCCCATGTCTTCGCTATCCTTGTTAAAAACAGCCGCATAGCCCTCTATTTTTGGGAGTTCGTCACCATCACGTTTTACCCTGAGTTCGGCAGTCTTTAAAATCCTGATTTCTTTTTTTTCTTTTGGCATATTATCACCTTTTTAAATACTTAAATAACAATCACAACCCCGGTGAAGAGGCGGGTGGGCTTTCATGCCCCTGATTTTCATTGGCGCTTCAGCCCCTTTCGGATTAAGCTCGTCGCCATCATTCACAAAACTTTGGCCTGTGCTTACCCGTTTTCCTGCAAGGCTTTTGCAGAATGGGCAAGTTTTAGCCCCTCGTATTCTCCAAGCTGTTGTCAACCCAGCACCAAAGGCAACGGCTTGATAAACTGCGTTTGAGTTTCTAACTGTTTCGTTTGATGCTATCTTATCGGCCCTGGTTTCTTCCCATTCATCTACCCTTTCTTCCAAGGCATCCAAATCATCTTTTAAAAGGGCTGTTAATTGACCCAATGAGCTTTCTGTGTGGCGCTCTGCATATCGTTCGGTATAATCATTGATAAATCTTTCAAGATCATCAGAAATACCAACATCAACGCCCATTTCTTCTGCACTTGCCGCCTGTATAGCCTCTGAAAAACTCCTGATCACCGGCCCTATTTTGGATTTTATTTCAGCCGGCATTTTCCGATAAAAATCATCAAGCCAAGTCTGCATGTCCCTATTTTCACGGCTTTTGCGCTGTTTGTTGACCTGTGCTTTTACCGCAAGTCCTTCTTTGTTCACAATATCCTGAGCTGCTCGTTTAAAAAGCGGATAATATTGTTTTGCTATCCGGTCTCTGAGAAGGATGGATGTTTTTGCCCGGTATTCAATCATTCTAAGGCTTTTATCTTCTTTGGCTGGATCCTGATTGGTTTCTTTGGCAAAGTCTGCAGCCTGGTCTGATGGTATGAAATTTAAAGGAACAAAATATTGATCGCCACCCGGGACCGGGTTTCGGTTTTCAAGTTTGTTAATGTCGTTTGCAGACATTGCGCCTTTCTGCCATTGGGAATCATAATATGCTGACCTTGCTTCTGAATCACCACGCAAAAGACCCTCGACCAATAATTCAACATAAAGACCGCGCTGTCTCTGTTCAGGCGTCAATAGTTGCATATTCATAGACTGTTCCCACCTTACAAGCCAAGGCCGCAAGCATTGAGAAACATAGGATCCGTTTTCTTGCTCTAAATTGTTGTTATTTGAGTTCGCGCCATGGATCCCGATTTTATGGGGAGGCACTTTATACATTCCGCATATATCAAGATCCTGGTGTTGCCTGGTAGATATGAATTGAGCATCATCCATGGGTATTGTGATTGGATTATATTTTACACCCCTTGTCAAGACCATTGCATTGTGGCTTTTCCCAAGGCCCCCATATTGTTTTTTGATATCTTTCGCAAAGTCCGCAGCGTTATCACCTAAATTCTGCTCAGTCTCAAATGTTCCGGATGGATGGATGCCCTGTCCAAAAAATAAAGATCCGTAATCCCGAGCAGCAATTCCAAGGGCAATGGCTTCACGTGCATTGGCTATCACAGACATTCCCTTAATGCCATCAAAACCAAATCCGGCAATATGGAATATTTTATCTTTTTGTCTTCGCTGAATTTTGCCGTCTTTATCCAGCCACTCGTAATAAATCCCTTTTCGGTTATTTTTTACGGATACACCACCGGGTTTTGCAAGTTGAATTATTTGGCTTACTTCTCCGGTCCTGGGGTTTCTTTTAAGGTCATTAAAAAAATTACCCCAGGTCAAAAGATGACTTTGCCCGGTTTCACGCCAATGGAATGAATCTGTATTTTTATTTGGTTGATTATGCAGGATATCATAGAGTGGTTCACTTGTGGCTCTCTTTTTGCTCCCATCTTTTCCGGTTTGATATAGAATTAATGGCAGGCTGGCATGATCACCGGATATTAGTGATACACAAGAAAAAATAGCTAAATATTTTATGGCCGTTTCTTCGTTTATCTTTACACCGGATTTTGTAGGCCCGCCGCCTGTGGCGTTATACCAAAAATCAGAATAAGCAGATAACGACCCGGTTTTAATATTCTCTCTAAGCTCTTTGGCCAAAAAACCCATTTAAGATCCTTTTTTAACAAAAACGGGCGCAAACTCTCCGAATACTCCCAAGCTAAAGAAAATAGCGCCAATAACTGACAAAGAAAGGCCCAATCCGTATAAAAGAAAAAGGCCGTATCCAATAAGGATGCAGCCTATAAACATTAAGACGATATATGAACCAATATTTTGAAATACCTTCATAAAGTACATTAAAAGCACTATATGGGGGTTATGTCAAGTTTATTTCTATATGTGGTGGGTTTTTAAATAAATATTACAGCCGGTTGTGTGGTGTCCTCAAGTTGCGGCAGTTCGGCCCCATTCATAGCCATAGCCATTGCAACTGTTCCGTCAATCCGACCAGTTGATTTTTGCTTCTCAAATTTTCGATTATTGGCAGGGTCAAAAGTCACCACTGTATTTGCCACACAATTTGTAAGAACAGGATTGCCACCGTGTCTGGCCCTGGAGTCTGTAAATACATCCTCAACGCTCTCTATCGCTGGATTTATGTCCTTAAAACCCTGACCATGTGGTACAAGGCAAAGCGCGTCGCTGCCTGGGGATTCTTCCTTGTCTTTTATGTAGGTGTCACACCCGACCTTATCCAAGGCCCTTTGGAAGTCCTCAATGCGCCATCTGTCAAAGCGTAATTCGTCTATATGGTGTAAAACGTGCAGCTCATAGACCTTTAAGGCAATATACTCATAATCAATTGTTTTCCCTGGCTTCGCTTCGATATGCCCTTGCTTTACCCACAAATCATATGGCACCCTGTCTTTTTTCTTGTGTTCCTGGATCAGGTCACCTGGTTTCCAAAAATAGGCAAATAGATTGTGAAAGCCTTTTTTCCCTTTTTCAATTACGCTTAAATTACCAGCAACTTTTATTTCTATTTCTTCGTAATAAAAGGCATCCAAGACCAAGGCTGATAAATCATTCTTTCCGGACAAATCAAGCCCTGCTGTTATACGCCCCTTTGATAATGCGTCAACGCTTGGTAATGCATTGTTTTTAGTCCATACACCGATAGACATAAAAGGGGAATCTGTTGAAATGCGCTGATTTAATCTTAGATTTCGGAATCCTGGTTCAGAGCTTGGCATGTTGTGGGCTGTATTGGCAAGAGATACCATGTCTTTCAGGGAAAGGAAATCGTCCAGGGCCGGGTTTGACAGCTTCCAGGACTCTCTATCCATTATATCTATCTCCTCGCCCTTTTCGTCATGGATAGGGCTTGTGAATAGAAATAGCTTTACTGTGGGGTCCGTGTGACCGTTTTTTATTACGTAGTCTATTTCCTCCGATAAAACCGCCAGGTCGTCTGCTGCCTGAGTTGAAATAATCCATAGCATAGGTTCTAAATGAGCGCCAAAACCTTGGACAAGAGTATCGTAAAATCTTCTATCCGCTCCAAACTGGGCAAGCTCATCAAATGCGAGTAGGGCGGGACTGAAACCATGCTTTGATTTTGTCTCTGCTGATAATGCCTTGTAAATGGATCCAGTATACCGCCCTTCGATTTCTTTTTTAGTTGTCCTGATAATGGTGGCTTCTTTTAGTTCTTCATCGGCATAAATTATATTTTCCATATATTTAAAGACGATACCAGCCTGCTCGCGCTCAAAGGCTGCTGAGTTCATTTGCTCGTTTCGTTTGGCTTCTGGGCCTATGAGGTGAGTTAGGACTATTGCAGCTATCAGGGGGGTGTTGTGGGTAGGTATCATTGTTTTGCCACAAAGAAATAAACTATTTGGGCTGTCAACCCGAATACATTTTGTAGGGACACTTGGTGTTTTTTTAACAGATATTATTTTTACAGTTTCATATGATTCTATAGAATGTTCATGTGATTGTGTAAGATATATTTCTTTCATGGACCTTGTTTTTTTATTAGACAAAATAGTTGAAGTGACCCATAGATGTTCTTCATCACATATCACTGTATCGTTATTTGAAAATGAAACAGAATAACAATCAATATTTTTTATATCACTTTCAAACGTTACCTTGCATTCATTTCCAAACTCATCATAAAGGATATCGCCCGGTTTTACGTCATCCATCGTCATCCATCCGGTAGGTGTCGGGAGTGGTGTATTAAGAGCAAGCCCCTTTCCGTTCTTTTTTCCCATGGATAGGATTGCTTTACGGACAACGCGAAGGCCATTTTCATCAACAGGGGAGTATACATCCATGATTATCTCCTGTTGCCATGGTCTCAAAATAAACGGTTTTCCTTGGTGCATACCTTCAGGAATGGTAAGGGTTTGGATAAAATCAATTATTCTTTGGGCTCTGGCTTTATCTATGTAGGTTTGCATGTTATTCGTATTCTTTATATCTTATTTCAAAATCTTTCTTACGCATTACAACACATGGATAATCTTCATCATAATTTTCTTCTATGATATAATCACCAGGCATAACAAAATCAATTTCATAGAAGCCTGCTTGCAATAAAGCAAATGCGCCATTTTTAACAGGTGTAAAATTCTCATATTTTGTTGTTATCGGAACAATCAATTTATGATCTGAAAGTTTAAAAACTTGAGTGGCTTCAATTATCTTTGGTATTTCTATGTAATACATTTTTATTTCCCTCCCATCAATCCATCCCGTTTTGATTCCAACCCATATTTATCAATCAACAATTTTTCAATTAACTGACCCTTTGATCCATGTTGCGCCATAAGCCAATCAAGGATCCATTGCTGAATCCTTACCCCTGTCATTTTTACACGTTTTAGGTGTGGTGGGACAGGCGGCCTGCCAGCCCCTTTTGATTTGTTTTTAATATTATCTCCTTGCCCGGTATGGTGGCCGGGCTTTTGGGTTGATTGTCTATATCATGTCAAAATCTAATTTCTGGCCATGTTCGTGGTAATAATCAACGGCGGCTTCAATTCTTCTAAACATCTCTGTGATATCCTGGTCAATGGTGTTGTCATAGCTACACCGTCTCGCAACATCAATCACGCTCATTCTCAATACGCAATTTTCTGACCACGTACTGCAACTCATATCAGCCCAGGTGTAATCGTCATAAATCTCTACCCTGTCAAGACTTCCAGTATTCCCGACACTGCTTTTTACGAGGTTTCTTAACTGAGTTTTATTTTTTAACTTTGTCATGATTAGCTCCTTTTCATGCTATTGATTATTTTAACTATTTCGCTCAACTCACCGGCTGAGATGTATTTTTTGACAATGTTAAAGTTGACATCAAATCCAAGTTTTCTAACCAGAAATTTAATGTCAAATTCGTCATTGTCTGCTTTTGTAAAATTCATGTTCTGGCAGTGTTGAACAAAGCTAAATGATTTGAGTTCCAGGAGGGAGTTTAAAGAAATTTCAGAGTTGTCTATTTCTTTGTTCCAAATTTTTCCGAAAAAATCATTTTTTGCTGCGTTGATATAATCAATGTTTTTTTCTGCGTCATGGGTGAAAACGTCTTTTTCAGAGTCGAAAATAATATAATCTGAATCTTCTGTGTGTCTTGTGCTTCCGAGTTCTTTGAGTTTCTGTCCGCCAATCAATTTCATGTTTTATCTCCCTGTTTGATTATGTCTAATATTACAGGAGTCTATGATTAATGTCAAGCGTTTTATTAACTTTATTTAAGAAAAAAGCACTTTTTTTATATTATTATTTCCAGGGCCTTGTTTTTTGTATCCTGCATGGTTTCGGTTATAAAATCATAATCAAAATCGTATAAATCTTTATTGTTTTCAAAAACGATCTGTTCGGCCATATTATTCATTGAATAATTCATACTGCCCTCAAATTGATAAAAATCAGATCCGCACCTGGCAAGGGTTATTTTGAAATGACTCCAAACCAAAACAAAGGAAAGCAAAAAACCACTTTCAGAAAGTTCCCGGGAAAGGTTAATTAGATAATTCAAATGATTCTCATTCCTGAAGCGGTTTGAGCTGGCAAGGAATATATTGAATTTTTTTATTTTGCCCGCCTTGACAAGATCACTCAAAATATTAAAGGCTTCTTTATTCAGGGAATATGTTGCGATTGTCAATTCATCAATTTTGTCGTGTTGTTTCAGGATACGTAAAACCAAAACTATGAGATTCACCTGTTGCTGTGTCCTGATCCGGAGTTGTTCACCTGGGATGGGTAATTTAAGGTCGTCAAATGTCTTAATAATCATCTTAATGATTTTCTTCGATTTAATGGAAAAGATTTTCATCTCCTCAAGAAATATCCTGACATCTTCCCGGTATTTTTCAGATGTGGTAGTTTTTTTTGACGGCTTGATATTTTTCATATCGGCAATGGTGGCAGGTTGTAATTTAATTTTCATTGGCCACCCATTAATCCATCCCGTTTGCTTTTTGGTTTTGGTTTTAAAGACTTATCACCCCTTGAAACGGTTGTTGCATTTTTTGTTATGCCCAACTTTGTTCCAAGCTGAGACATAAGATTTGCAAACTTTATTTCCATGTTCACATATGGATTTTCTTTTACCACGCCGTTTTCTTGCTTGATGATATCTCCGCCTTCAGCAACACCCTTAATCGCCCGGTTGTGAGCTGCTTCGGCTTCGCAATATGCGCGTAAAATGCCATAGTGTTGTGGTAAAAAATGATCCGGATCGTAGTCACCCATTACTTTTGTCCAGATCCGGCAAGCAGGCTTTGTCATTCCTGGTATAGGTGATTTGCGTTTATTTTTTTGCGCCGGCAGTACGTGTATTTTGGTTTCTGGTTTTGGTCCTCGGTCTCCCATGGTTACCCCCTAAATTTTCGGCTTACTGATATCCTGACTGCAATCTCGCTGCACACGACTAAAAACTGGGCAAAGTCAAGGCCCCCTCCCTCAAGGCTTTGCATTGTTTGCACCTACCGATATTGTCACCTGTTCTGTTCCACTTCGTAAAATCATCATCGGGTCCAATATGGCCACATGAGCTGCACATCATAACCGATTCCCCCGTTTAAACCCCATCCGATAAGGCTGTTTGATCCGATGACTAACCACCGTAAATACATTGTGGTTGTACGTTAGTTTCTTTGGCCTTGGTGGATGATCGTTGCACTCTTTGTATAACACAGGTATCTCAGGTACATCATAGCACTCAATATAAAAATCACCATATGCAATATTCGTAGGCGTATTTGTAGTACCATCAGAGACTATCCATGTTCCTGTGGTTGGTCCTGTGTCATCATCATATGACGTTGCTGTGTTCTGCATCATAGCTTCTTATATCCATGAGCCGGACATATCCATGTCGGCTGAGTGCTGCCATGATGTAAGAAATTATCAGCCATTTCGGCGCAATTACACTCAAATCCTACACCAAAACAACGTCTTACATCTTCCCACTTCACCCATCCACCATCGACTGTCTCGATCATCTCATTATAAGGGTTTCCAGGTGTGCCTGTATCCTCAATATCATACCGTTTCATAATACCCCCCTTAATTCTTATACAATCCATCTTTCTTGACTCGTGGCCCTATCATATGCTGCTTTGCATTCAGCCTTATGATAGGCTTCTTAGGCTGTATGATCTTACTCTCAATCACAGTGCCTTTATCATTCAGCTTGCCTGCCTTAGCATGCTCTATAAAGTAGTTCATGACTGAATTATGGGCAGCATGCATGATCTGTGAGGCCTGCATGAAGTTTGTTGGGAATCCGCCCACTCCGATTCGTCCGTCTTTCATCACATTAATCGTTATCTGCATTTGTAATTCTGGTTTGTTTTCCATTTTCTCACTCCTTTTAATTATTTATTCCATAAATGCTTAGGGTCCAACGGCTTACCATCCACATCGCACCCAACCGCATACCCTCGGGCTTCTTCTTTCGCTTTGATCGAATCATGGCAGTGCTTGCACAATGGCTGCCAGTTTGATTTGTCCCAGAATAGCTCCATATCACCTTTATGCGGTTTTATGTGATCGACTATCTCGGCAGGCGTTGTCTTGCCTACCTGAAGACAATATGCACATAATGGGTTCGCTTTTAAAAATAATTTTGCAAACCGAGCCCACTTAGCATTATAAAGATATTGATATGGTCTATCGTAAGCCATAGCGCACCCTTCTTCGATCGTGTATATCATTCGGCAAATAAGGACTATAATTATCACAACCCAGGCAAGGCAAGGCGTCATAGCCATCATATTTATCGAGACAGGCTGACCGCTTCGCACAATCCCATCTATCAGGATCCGCAAGGTGCCCATTCCTTTTTATGATATTTTTTTGGCTACCATTGTTGTAATATTTCTTTGCCCGGTCGCTCATTTTTTTTAGCAGGAGGGGCCGACTGCATTCTGTACATGTTGTTGGTATGCCACCCTTGGGTTTAAATTCAACCTTTTTACCGCATTCATCGCAAGTGATTATCCTTGATACAACATTGCCCAGATCAGTATGTTTTATGCATCTCTTGCGATTAATATTCTTTTTTGTTCCCGCTATCCTGATAATAATCATTTGGTCCGGCGTGTTGATACACCCACACCCGCATTTGTATTTTAATTGTCTTTGCATCATTACCTCCGCCATGGTCTTGGTTGCCTATACCGCACGCTTATCCTCAAGATACCTCTTAATAGCCTCAAGAATGGTCTTATTAATACTTGTTTCTTTCTCAGCCGCTTTAATCCTAAGCAACCTGTATTGGTCATCTGGAATGCCTCTGACTGTGTAAGATTTCATAATCCTCCTTATGGTTTACATATTTAAAAATTTTCTATTCCAATCTTTATTTAGCTTCTTTGCTGCTCCAAGGGTGGTTATTGTATTTTTTGTGTAAAAATCTTTTATTGCTAATTTTTGGGCAGAATCATGATTTCCTTCAAAAAATTCATTCGACAGTCCGCCATCAATCGTATCTGGGGAATCAAATTTTGCTGCTTTTATTGTCCTAAGTATCTTTCCATCAATGATGATGTATTTAACACAGTTTAAAAGTTCTTCTTTGCTATCAAATTTAATCCTTGCCTCGTTGTGTGCCGTGACGGAATGAGAATCGATGTCGTTTTCATTCTCAACTAATATATTTTTCTCTGGAACATCTAAAACTAAGCAGACGTCTCTCCAGAAAAGTTGAGCTGAATCATGTGTGGAAACACAAACAGGGGAGCTTGTAGGCTCGGTAAGTAGATTAATTAATCCGACTACGCTAGCTTTATGGTAAAAAGTTTTTGTTCCCATGTTTTCGCTCCCCTTATGTGTGTTTGTTTTCATGCTTATAATATACACACTAATATCATTGATGTCAACCCTAAACACTTTTTTTTGCATTTTATTTTAATTGTCTTTGCATCTTTTTTTAATATTTCCGCATTAAGTTTCTATTCCTAATCTTCCATTCAATCTCGACTATCGGAAAATCAAACGATATCGGCATATACGTTTTAACGCGTTTTTCGTACCATATTCTTTGTTCAATATCCTTTGTGGTGCGCTGACACTCACAAGCACCCAATACGACCATAAAAAGGAACATGATGGATATGGTGGCTGTTTTCATCACGCTGTCCTCTCGATTTTCAACCAAACCCCCGGCCGATCCTTATCATACCTATACCACCGACCCTCAACCCTCATTGGCATAGGAATCAAAATCTTGTAATCTGCATTATCATCAACAATAAAGCCATGAGCAACCAATAAGTCACATATAATCTGCATGGCATTAATTATATCGAATTTATGTTTAGAGCCCCGAACAAAAAAGAATTTCACAACAACCGGTTTTTGGCACCCATCAAAATAATTCCCGATCGCTTTACGGAAAAGGTTTTCCCGGGTTGCGTATTCCTCAACATATCCTTTCGCTGAATATTTCTTTATTCCCATGGCTTTGAGATATTTCTTGACGGTTTTGGAAGGAAGAAGGATTACACGTTTATTTGGGGCCTTGCCAATGGTGGTGGCTATCTTGGAGTTTTTAAGAGAAGGGACGTTGTTTTGGATGAATATCATTTTTTACCCGGCTGTATTAATTTTTTAAGATCATTAACCGGTATTGTTCCCCTGGCCCCTAAATACTCAATAGCCGTTTCAGTATCTTTTTGCAGGTTTGTATATGCAAAAACAAAATTACACCTGAACCACTTTAAATCCTCTTGTTTCATCGATCCAAGCTGAGCAAAGGTCCACCGATTGGTCATCAAGTAATTCGTGATTGAATCCTTAAAGACGTGTTCGCAATAGCTCCCGTAATAATTCAAATATCTTAAAATTATATCAACCTGTTTTTGGGCATGTGTCTCACAGCTTGGTTTTGGATTCTCGATAGAATCAATTGTTCTAATAAATTCTTTAATGGTGGGGATGGGTGGGTATTTTTCTTTTCTATTTCTTAGCAGCCAATTTGAAGCCCTGGTGACGCTTTCAAGTGAATATCCTTTCAAGGCATCAAATTTAAGATCAACCCCGGCCTTTGATATTGTCCCGCCATATTCCTCTGCAAGAGCAAAAATAATGGCTGTAAATTTTCCCATGTCTTTATTTTCCATTTTGTTTTCTCCCTTCTATTGCTTTTTGACATTCAAGGGCATTGCGCTCCGACCTTGAGAAATTTCTATTATTAATAATTTGAACGTTATTGATTTTATTTTCATCTTTAAACCAAACACCACGCATTTTCTGTTTCCAGTTTTTAACCTGATTACCTCTTGAGTCTTTCCAGTCTGCAACATCATAATAATTCCATGCTTTTGCACCTGAGTTTTTTGTGTATCCATTTTCAAAGAAATAATTTTCAACATCTGGTTGTATTGGTGGGGAAAAGGTAGGCTTCTTTTTTATCTTTTTTCTTTTATTTACTTCCCTTTCCTTTCCCTTTCCTTTCCTTTGTGAATTAATGTCAACATATTCGACTTTATTGTATGCATTAATGTCAATTATTGTTAACATTAATTCCTTACAGACCGTTAAAACCTTTCTTTTTTTGCAAATAAAGAAAAACCGTTTTTGTATACCTTCAGACGTAAGTATATTGTATTTATCATGCAATTTTTTATCAAAAATATCCCACTCAATACAGGAATTAATGACTGCATTAATTGAATTAATACCGACATTAATTCGTTTACTGAATACAAGAAGTGCTTTTTTGTCCCATATAATGTAATAATTGTCTGCATAAATTTTTTGATACAATTTTATTATAACACCAAAACCAACTATCCCATGTTCCGATTCTATCAACTCAAACTTATCATCCAGGGCAACATCTAAAGGGAAATAAGAGACTCCGTTTTTTAATGGTCTTCCTGCTGGCATCTATACCACCTTTTTAGTTTTCACCCTGTTACACAAAACAGGTTTAGAAAAGTTTGGAATATTTTTGATTTTTATTGTAAGGGGGTCTGAATATTTTGACGTACCATTCAGAGATGGTTTTAATTTACAAATAAAATAAACCTCTAAAACAGCGGCATCACTTGCCGTTTCTGTTGATATGTATTTTAAATAAACTGGTTTTTTATATTTTGAAAATCTCTCCCAAAAACTGCTTGGTATTCTATCTTGTAAATTTTGAGAAACACCAACATATAAAGGAATGTCTGTTTTTGTCCAAAAAGAATAGACACCAGGAATATTATCAAGGCCTTGCAATATAGAACTAAATTCAGGTGTTGTTATATTCTCAAGTTGGCTTGATATACAAAAATTTCCGGTTGATGTTTTCCACTGCAACCATTCCATTAAATTATCATTTTCTAATAATTCTGGATTGTCTTTTAAATCCCAAGTAAAATTATCTTGCAACCCTTTATCATAAATAAAATTTATATAAGCTTCTGGTTCTAATAAATTTTTTGGATTAACTTTATTTTCATTAATTATTTTTTTGATAAAATTTATAAAATGCTTAGAAGAAGATATATAACCCATGCTTTAATCCTTAATTCCAAAAACAGCTTTGAGTTTTTCAAGGTTTTTAGAAGAAGCCTTGCCGCCACCGTTTTCCCATCTTCTGTAAGCCTCGACACTTACCCCTATGGCCTTTGCAGCTTCAACCTGAGTTAGGTCTTTGCTCTCTCTTAATTTTTTTAGGCTCTTCATTTTTTACCCTTTTAAAATAATTAATATAATACTACTACTACCTTAAAAAACTAAAAACAGAATGTCAACGACTATTTTAAAACATCTTTCTTTTTCCCAAAATCAATACCACCAATAATCCTACCACCAATAATCCTGCCACCAATAATCCTGCCACCAATAATCCTGCCACCAAATGGAGTGCTTACAATCCTGCATCTAAAGCCAATCGGATCTGCCCATGTGCCAAGATCAATAATTCTTTGATTTTTAATTCTGTTTAATTTTATTTCGTCCATGGCCTTATGAATTTTAGCCATTTTAAAACTCCTCCCCAAAATAAAACTTATTAAAATCAATCATCTTATCATCAAGATAATAATTGCTCCCACCCTTACCCATCATAACACCATGAAATGGCACTGAGTGGCTTATCAACCAGCCGACCATAAAGGGCGCCTGGTCCCAAAATCTGGCTGTCCAGATAATGATGATATGACCCTTCATATAGAGTTCTTTGACTCGATCAATTACGGATTGTTCTGGACCTGGGTTGTCGGTATATTCGCCGGTTGTCAGGGTATTGTCAAAATCTACGTTGAAGACTTTGGGGTTTTTATTTTCGGTGTATTGGGTCATGCTGTCTCCTTTTGTTTAATCTGCAGACTTTTGCTTAATCTTCTAAAAATTATTTTTGTTGAACCATTAAACCCTTTTTTAAAATAAAAAGCTCCAACTGAAAAACCAAAAGGAAAACCGACATTTTGACCACAACCATAAATAAGCATAGTGTGTATTCCGCCATTTCTTTCTATAAGATCCATAACCTTGAATGATTGAAATATTTTGTTTGTTGGGACGATATACACAATATTTTCAGCTATATTAAAACTATGTGCTAAAAAGTCTTTAAAAATACTATATGGTGGATTTCCAACTATCCAATCAACCGATTTTGAATAATTAAAAAAATCTTTTCCATTTCTAATTTCGCAATACTCCGCCCCTTGTGGTAGAAACTTCAAAAAAACACCATCACCAGCACACGGGTCTAAACAAGGCGTACAAATAGGGAAAAAAGAAACTATATCTGCAGCCACCGAATTAGGAGTATATACTATATCTGATGGGTCAGAATAATTTTCTTCAAACAAATTCATTGATCTTTCTATGTGTTCCATGCCGCATCAATCCCCCTTTTTTTAAGCCGAGCCCACCCGATGCAGGCCCGGCAAACGTATATTTTTTTTGATTTTAATTATGGTTAAAATCGGGTTGTTCAGTTATAATTTCACTGGCACCTCCTCCTTAAATTTAATACAGTCATGGGCCATGGTGTTTGCCATGACCGTAAAGCCATTTTCATCAAGATCATTTTTCCGCATGTTCGTGTTGAGCATGATGGCCATTTCGACCAGGTCCAGATACATCTTGCAGATATC